GGCGGCTTTACGTTTCTTGTTGGTCAGCTTTTTTGTAGGCGGTGCATCGGTGAGTTTCAACATACCATCCCGAACCATGTCAGGAACATATCCGGCATCAATGTCCAACTTATCACCGGTCGATACATTACCCCAATGAATTGATGAAAAGTCCCGCAACGCCGTCACATTAATTTTTGCCATTGTCAAGCCTCATGATGAAAAAAAACGGGGCGACCTGTGAAGATCGCCCCGTCAGATTAGCCGTCAGCGGGTTACCCCGTCAACGCTAGACGGTCAGCGCACCATAATGCGCCGATGCCGGGCGAACCGATGCAAGTGCCGAACGCTTTTCGGCACGGATCGTCACAAGGTTCTTGGTGAAGTCATCGTTCACATACCCAAGATCAATCACCGTACCCTGACGGGTGATGTGTTCATAGGAAGTGGCGAAGTCAGCCATCAGGAAGTTTGTGGCAGTCATGTTGTTCGAGAGAACAACCGGCAAGCCCCAAAGCATGGGGACGATGCCGCCGAACGGATTGCCGACAAGATAAGCCGCCTGACCGTCTTTCAACCGTTCAATGGCGCCCCAATCGGCGGGGTTCATCAAGATCGCCGTGGGTGCGTAGTCGGTGGCAATCACCGCATACTTTGCCCGGTTCAGCGTATCAAGCGCCGTGTCACCCGTGGTGGGGGTGAACGCGGTGCGGTTGGCGGCAAGCGTCATACCGCTGATGTTCTGACCCACACCGTTACCGGCAACAAGTTGGGCATCTTCACGGGCGTCAACGCCAAAGCGCATCCGTCCGTCAATGTATGCCCGAAGCGCCGGGGCGTCCGCCAAAATCTGATTTGACGCCTTGATGAAGTGGGCAATCGTGCGAATGTTCACGGTTGCATCTTCAAACGTCAGAACGCTTTCGGCTTTTGCGGCACCTTCAGCAACTTCCGCCGCGTTGTTCGTCCATGCCAGTTCACGCACGAATTGCCACGCGTTTGAATTGGTGGGGATGGACGGAAGGAAGTCAGCGATTTTCAGCGCGCGAAAAGCGCCTTCCGTGATACCACCACGGCGATCAGTTGGCACAAGCGTGTCAACATTCTCAACGGGCGATCCACCCTGACCGGTCAGGGTGTTGGCTTCAACGCGAAGGTTGAAACCCGCCTGCGGAACCTGACCCGGCGCAAGTCCAAGTGCCTTATATTCGGCACTCGCAATGATCAGGTCACCGACCGTCTTACCCGGAACGTGTTCACCATTGGCGATTTTGTCACCAATTTTCTGTTCCAGTTCAAGCAACGCGTCCGCGAAGCCGTTGACCGTTTCGATTGCCTTGCCCGCATCTTCAAGCGCGCGCTTGGTGTCACCGTCCGACGCCAGAAGGGCGGCTTTAACGGTGGCATCGGTTTCGGCCTGTTGCGTAACAAATGCTTCGATCGATGCTTTGACCTCACCGACCGTCTTCAGGGCTTCCGTGGTGGGGTCAACGTCCGCGCGGGGCGGCATGACAAGCGTGCCCGCCGCAATAAGGGCAGCAATAGCCGCGTGCCCAATATAGTTCTTCTTCTCACTGGTGTTCATCGCTTTAGCTCCAAAATAGATTTCAGGGTAGCTGTAATATCCGCAAACGATGCGAACAATTGGGCAGCGTTGTGCGTACCCGGCGCGGCAGCGTTATGCGTACCACTACCCCCGGCAGCGTTGTGCGTACCGGTAGGAATTTCAGAATATAATTTGCGGCGTTCACCACGGGGAACACCGGCGCGCGCAAGCGTCAGGTCAATCTTTGCCATCGCCGCACCCGGTGCGTCATCCTCGTCATCGTCCTCAACTTCATCGGACGGCAACAGGGCATCAGCGAAACCATTTTCAAGGGCTTTTTCACCCGAATAGAAGGTTGTGGCGTCCATCGCTTCAACCACCTTCTCACGGTCCATACCGGATCGGGCGGCATACACGGATGCCATTGCTTCATCAAACTGCGCGAGCATTTCAACAACTTCACCGATTTCATGACGGTTGCCCGCCGCCACAACGTGACTATTGTGGATCATCAGGAAGCCCGCTTTGGCAACCCGCAATTCATCGGACGCCATCGCGATCAGGGACGCGGCTGACGCGGCAACGCCCACCACGTTAACGACAACCTTACCTTCATGCGCGCGAAGCATGTTGTAGATAGCCAAGCCGGTGAAGAAATCACCACCCGGTGAATTGATGTTCACCTGAACGTCACCTTCAATCGGTTTCAGGGCATCGCGCACCGCTTCAACAGTCACGCCCGAGCCGTCCCAACGTTCCCCGATTTCCTCATACATATCAATTGCGGGCAACTCACCCGCAACAGCATGAACCGGCTTGATCAGTTCGCGCGCCTGTACGGGCGCGTCAAAATCAATCGGGTTGTTCGTCGGTTGGTGGAACGCTTGGAACTTCGGAAGGTTCTGGCGGATCGTCATTTTTTGGCCCTTCTGTGCCTATCGGTATCATTTGAGATTGTGCATACATTACATCACCACCTTCAACCGGCTTCAACCCTTCTTTTTCACGGGCTTCATTGATGGTCAACAGGTTGCCGGAAACGGCGGCGGCATTATTCTTCACCCGCGTTCCCTCATTGCCGCGAAGGAAGGATGTAAAATCAAATTCAATATCAATCTTTGACCGTTCAGTTGCGGGGATCAGCCATTTCAACATTGACGCTTCAAGCTTTTCCAACAACGGTTGAAGCGTCAGCGTATAAAATCCTTCTTTGATTTCACCGATGCCAGTGCCCCATGCCGTTGTTGATGTGCTGTCATTCACCAAGATGGACGGCACACCATAGAACCGGCAAATGTCTTCAACTTGGAACCGGCGGCTTTCCAACAGTTGTACGGCTTTCGGTGACATGGTGATTGCCTGATACGTCATCCCCGCTTCAAGTACCTTCAGCGGATCGCCCTGACCTTCCTGAAGGTCCGAGAACTGCGCGCGGATTTGTGCGCGTTGTTCCGGGTTCAGCACGTTATCAATCATCAACACGCCGGTGGGTTTGAAGCCGTTGGCGGCAAGCGTTCCAACCCGATCTTCAGCCGCCATAGCGATACCCATAGAGCGCGCACCGTACTGAAGGGACGACAACCCGACAACACCATTGGACGGCATCAGGGGGACGTGCCACACGCGCGACTGTGCCAATGAAATCGCATCACCGTTAAGCGCCAAGGTATAGACGCGCTCACCATCATTTGAACCGCGCCCGTTCAATGTCACTTCCATCTGTGACGGCATCAGCGGCATCAGGGATTTGATCGGGCCTTTGGCGTCATCGCGAAGTACACGGGAATATGAATTGCCCGCCATCATCATGCTGATCACAAGCGTTTCAAAAAATTCATTGCGTGTCTGATAGCGATTGGGTGACCTGAACAACGCGTTCAACCAATGCGTTTCATCAAGTGTGCGCTGACCCTTGTTGACGCTATACACCTTGATCGGCATCGCGCCCACGGCTTCGGACACAAGCCGGACACACGCCCACACCGCTGACAACTTCAGGGCGGTTTCAGGGTTAACCGCCTGACCCGCACCTACCGACGCACCACCACCGCTTTGCTGATCGCCCTGAACGCGCCGCATCGCCTGACCACTAAGGGCGGCAAGCAACACGCCAAAATACCCATCCGTAGGTTTCCAAGTTGCCATATCTAAGCGTTCACCGTTATGGGGTTATTCAGGAAGTCATCAAGCGGGATCGGTTCTTTTTCATCACGATCACGCACCTTCAAACCAAGTGCCATGACCGTTGAAACGGCACCATCAATTCGGAAGCGTACCTTGGATTTATCAAGCTTGCGGTTGCCCGCCGGGTCAGTGACAACAACCGTATTGGAAAAGCACCAAGTCAACACGGGGTGCCCGCGATGCTTCAGCGTTTCAGCCGCAACGGCTTTATCAAGCGCGTCAACGGCGGGTGCCATATCCATGAACCCCTGACCCCATTTTACAAACCTTATCCCGTCATCATTATCATCATCGTCG